AAGACTGGTGACAGCGAAAAGAACCTCATCCGAAGGACGAAGCTCAAGGTTGATACGGACTTCGTGGTACTGAAGTGCGATCAAAGGCAATGCCAAACCTGGGTTACGGCAGAACCAAAACTGAAGTGGTACGTACAAGGTAGTCTCAGGCAAAGCATTGCGAGGGGCGCATACTGCTGCAGGGACAGTGTTGTTGGCACAGGCAGAGTCAACATCAGCGAACGAAGGGTCAACTAAGTAAGTAAGCTGGGTTGTTTGCCCGACCATTTTATTGTATCCACGCTCTTGCTCAGCGGTAAGGGTAAGTTGGTTCCAGATGTGCATCCAGTCACCATATTGGCGATCGATGCGCTGGCCTCCAATCTCAACCTCAACCATAGAGATAAGCTGCTCACCTGGGTAGTCCAACCAGCGAGCATAAACCTTTGCGCAATCTTTAGGATTGCAGCAGGAATCCTGTCCAATCTCTGGAAGAGTTACCTGAAGGTAAGTGCGGTATGCTAAATCACCATTTCTGGAGATAGTACATTGCACACGGCGTCCGAAATCGGCCTGGCCGTTAAAAGTTTGTTCAATAGATTCCATAGCAAAATTAGTGTGTCTGCGGTAGGTCACCTTCCAGAAAGTAATCTGGGGGTTTCCGGTCAAATAGACGTCTTGTGCGCCATAGGCTACGAGTTGCATTAATCCTCCTCCCATTGTTATAATATTGCTAAAGAAAAAAATTTTACGGAAAAATCATTAATTAATCGAATTAAATATTGAATTAATTATCTAAAATTTTATTAATGTCAAAGTTCTCCTTCATGAATCCTTTGAGATAATCATCTAAAAATACCTCTTTTTTACCTTCATGATTTTTAGTAAAAATATATGCGTTATTGTTCTTTTTAACAGCCCATCCGTTTTCTAAAGCATTGTATAAAAATGCCATTTTATGTAATTTAATAGTATTAATTGTGGTTTCCTGACAGTCATTTACATGAATATCCATTGTTAATTGGAGAGAAAAGAGATTGACAATTTCTACACAAAGAAGTATTTGCTTAAAAATTAAATTAAATACTTAATTAATAGTTCTATATATGCCATCTTTCAAACCCAAAGCAACTAAAAAAATTGGGAAGAAAACCAGAAATAATAGCACGGTTGATAGTAAACACCAAGAAAAAATGAATGAATTTAAAATAACTGAAACCACTCTTTTACCCACATTAATTAAACAAAAAACTCAAATTAAAAAGAAATTAAAAACTGTTCTAAATATCGAAGAAGAACTTGAATTGAAAGATCAACTCAAGCAAATTAGAATAGATATAAAAATTAAAAAAAAAATGAAAAAAAATTATTTATTAGACAATGTAGAACACGTGTTTAATTATTTTGAAAAAAAAAAGAAGACGTCAAAAGGAAAAAATAAAACCAGAATATTACATTCATTTTTTGATAAAAATAAAAATGAAAATAATGAAGAAATAGAAGAACTTTCAACAATTCAAAAATATTTTACAAATATTGATGAATCTTTTTTTGATATTTCACAATATACTACCAAACATGATGTATGTGATAGATGCAAAGGTGAATTGATCTCTGTGGATTATGAAGGGGTATTAATATGTAAAATATGTGGAAATAGATTTTCTTATTTGGTGGAACATGAAAAACCCTCGTATAAAGAACCTCCAAAAGAAGTATGTTTTTATGCCTATAAAAGAATTAATCACTTTCGTGAAATTCTTGCACAATTTCAAGCAAAAGAAACAACTCAAATACCAGAAGAGGTTCTCATCAGCATTAAATCGCAAATTAAAAAAGAACGTATTAGTTTAAAACAAATGACTAATAAAAAAGCAAAAGATATTTTAAAAAAATTAGGCTATAATAAATATTATGAACATATTCCTTTTATTAAAGATAAACTAGGAATTAAACCTCCTATAATGAGTCCTGAATTAGAAGATAAACTGTGTAGTTTATTCATGGATATTCAACGCCCATATGCCAAACATTGTCCCGACGATCGTGTTAATTTTCTTAATTATTATTATGTTTTATATAAAATGTGTGAGTTATTGGGAGAGACACAGTTTTTACCATTTTTTCCAATGTTAAAAGATCCAGTAAAAAGAATAGAACAAGATGAAATATGGAAAAAAATTTGCTATGAATTGAGATGGGAATATGTACCGACTATTTGATTTCATGAAATAAAATCTTTGCTAATTTTTTTATAGACTGGGCTTTTATTGTATAACCATCCTTTTTAAGATCTTCATCCGGATTTATATATTTGTTCAATGGAATATAGGTTATTGTTTTACAATCCTTCTTTTTATGTGATTTATCTGAATTATAGCATTGTGAATAATTAGATATATCATTATTCCACATTTCAATATTTTCGTGTAACATATTATTTGATTTCAAGGATTCGTCACAAAGTTTAATCGTGGAACCTTTTTTTGGATAATAACTTCCTATAATAATTATTTTAGCTTTCTTAAATTTTTCTTTGAGAATATCTATTTCAGGCATCCAACTTTCTTCTAACTGTTTACTTGATAAACACTTAGATCTTTTTCCAGAATTGGTTTGCGTCGGTTTAACATCATATACTTTTGAACAATTTATTAAATTTTTATGTATAGCACTAGATCCAATAGATAAAAAGAAATAGGTATCTTTGTTGTTATATTTACCCGGTGACATTTTCTTAATTTCATTTCTAAATTTTTCAAGTGTTTTACATTCTGAGGTGAATGCATTCACGTTTGCTAAAGGGAATTTCTCTTTAAACATTTCTTTTATTGAAGGATATTGTTGAGATTTGGGTTCATGTAGTATATAATCTCCAAGCAAAACAATATTTATTTTTTTTATGGGTTTACTATGCATTGATTCTTTGATAGGATAGTAAATATAAATTAAATAACAAATTGCGATAATTGATATTAAAATTATAAGCCAATTCATATAATAAATTGAATTATAAAAAATTTATTATACTAACATTATCATACGACTACTAAGGTATATTACATTTGCATAAATTCAACAATGTCTAAGAATCAACCAGTACAATTGGGATTGTGTTGTATAAATACAATCTTGCGCGAACAAAAACCACCAATATTTTGTTCCAGAAAAATGATAATGAGAAAAATAGAAGAGCTTGGAATCGACAAACTTAAATTAAAAATCATACAGAATCTTGCGGATCTTTATAAATTAATTCAGTGGAATGAAGCAAATGGTATTAAAGTTTTGCGTATTTCAAGTGAGTTATTTCCACATAAAAGCAATCCTAAGGTTGAAAATTATACAATGGATTTTGCAGACAAGTTGCTTAAAAAAATTGGCAAATACGCTAGATCGCTAAATCATAGGCTCACATTTCATCCCGGTCAATATAATGTAGTGGGGACACCAAATGAAAAATGTTTTCATCAAACTATTTCAGATTTAAGCTATCAGGCAGAAGTGTTGGATAGAATGGAAATGGGAAGAGATTCTGTAATGGTGGTGCACGGCGGAGGGAAATATGGAGATAAACAAAAAACATTGGATAGATGGTGTGAAAATTTCAAAAGATTACCCCAAGCCGTTCAAAACAGACTTGTGCTTGAAAACTGTGAAAAATGTTTCTCTATTGAAGATTGTATTTATGTATCTAAAAAGGTGAACATACCAATTGTATTTGACACACATCACTATACTTGTTATAATTTGATGCATCCTGATGAAACACTAAAACCAGAGAGCGAATATATAGAAGAAATTTTAAATAGCTGGAAAAGACGAGGTATTAAACCTAAATTTCATGTATCCGAACAAGGCAGTGGTAGATGCGGTCATCACTCAGATTATATTGAAGTAATTCCGGACTTCTTATTGGAAATTCCTGTAAAATATGGAGTTGAAATAGATATATTAATTGAAGCTAAAGCAAAAGAACAGGCTATATTTAAATTATACAGTAAATACCCTTTCTTGAATTGCAAAGTATAATTTATTAGATTATACTAAACTAAGTTAATTTACATACGGGGGAATCCGACAAGATTGGCTCCCATACCGAAACCGGCCCCTGAGCGTGCACCGACTGCCATACTTGGCACGTAAGTGTCCAAGATGGAGAAAGTTGCAGCAGCAGTCAAAGCAATAAGCATGACTTCATCTAAGTTAAGAGAACGTTTTGGGATAGCATATGCAGCAATGGCTACCATGATACCTTCAACTAAATATTTGACGACGCGGCGGATAAGTTCGCCGAGATCTAAGAGACTTCCTATTTCACCAAGCATTATATTATTTGTCTAGAAAAAAAAAGTTATTAGCTGTAAAAAATAACTTAAAATAATAAGACTCCAAAATATATAAATGACTAAAGAATTGGCCTTTGAAAGACAAAAATTCTCAGACGGATCTTCAAATCCTAAATATATAGATTTACTTGATGAAGATAAAGCCGTAGCTGGGCAAAAATTTGCGTGTATATCATTTGTAAGCCCGGATAATATTTTAAAGAAAAAAGATTTATTTTTCTTCGAGGAATTCCTAAAGCATTGGGATTATACAAAAGGAGTTCAGAAGTTTACAGCATTTATCAATTTTTTATCATATAAGTATAGTATGAATTTTGATAAAATCATGGTTGATTTCCAAGAATATTTAAAGAGCGAGGAAAAAGACCTTGTTAAGACAACAATTAGTGATGATTATAAAAATTTTTTAGACGCTAAAGAAGATGATCTTGAAAAGACATTTAATGAATCGTTTTCGTTTCAGACAAATACTCGTGGATTAAAAGTTAGAGGCTCTTATCCTTCCCAGGAAGAGGCTGAGTTGAGATGTAAAATGTTGAGAGAGATTGATCCGAATCATGATGTTTTTGTAGGACCAGTCGGTATGTGGATGCCTTGGGATCCACAGGCATACAAAACGGGTCGTGTTGAATATCTGGAGGAAGAACTCAATCAGTTAATGCATGAAAAAAATAAGAATGAGAGACAGGCGAAACACCAATTTGAAAAACGGGTTGCTGAAACAAAGAAAAAGGCCATTGAAGAAAATATCAAGGTTGCAAAAGAAAGTGGCAATAAGTTAACTCAAAACATTGATAAAGACGGAAACTTGGTTGGAGTTGGTGCTACTACAACTGAATCGAAATTAAATGAAAAAGAAGTTGTCAGCTCTGCCGATATTAGAAAAGAGTTATTTGAAGGTGATAATATCCGGACTCGGGCAATAGATAAAGCAGTCAACCAATTAAAAAAAGAAGAGTCTGGTAATGTAGAAATCACTGTGACCGAAAAAGAAGGTGATGAAAAATAGATGTTAAATTGAAATAATCGACTTATTATATAAATATACCAATATCTATATAATAAACAATGAATCATTCTCCCGAATACCCAACTGAAATTTCAGTGGCCTCTTTGAAAGGAAGAGTGACTCCTACAAATACTAAGAATGTATTGGATAAAAAAAAAATAATTCCAGCGACGCCAAAAAAGAAACCTAAAAATGAAAATAAAAAAAAGAAAACACATAGATGTTGTTTTGATGGATGTAGGAAAAAACTTAACTTAATACAACAAACTAAAAAATGCCGATGTGAATTGATGTTTTGTTGCACGCATTATCTATTTGAAAATCATAACTGTTCTTTTGATTATATAGCATTTTCAAAGAATAAAATTGAAAATGCTGTTGGAGGAGGTGGACAATTTATACAAGTGAACGCAATTTAATTACCATCTATTCTTCTTAACATTAATTCTCGGACCTTTTTTCACAGAAGAAGGGTCATAATTATCTTCTTCTTCATCATCGCTGCCCAAATTTTTACTCATTTCCCAAAATTCCTTACTGCCTAATTTAAAATCTCTATGTGCACTCGCCTTGTACCAAAAGATTTGATCTTCTAATTTATTGGATTTGGCATTGTTTGAAACCACTAAACATTCATAATTTTCAGTACATTGATCCATCACTTGACAAAAGGATTCAAATGTTGGAAACATTCCTGCAAAATTCTCATAGATTCTTTTTCTATTTGCAATGTAAGGTTCTCTTAAAATAAATGTATAATCAATATTTGTTCTGAGATTAGGAGGGACACCAAGTGGATACTGCATTGTAATGATTAACATAATTTTCCAATGTCTACCATTCATAAAAAGAAGACGCATTAATTTGTCTCTTGCCCAAGTATTATCATATAAACAGTCATCAAGAATACAGAAGGCTCTGCCATCAATATTTGATCTACCATAAGCATTAACTTCTTTTTTAACTTGTTTAATCACCATTTTCTGCCTTTTTAGAACATTCTCAATAATGGCCGTATTATACTCATCATGGATAAATAGTTTAGGAACCAGTGATCCATAAAACCCATTACCAGCCTCTGTACCTGAAATTACGGTTCCTATTGGAATGTCTTGATGATAGTATAATAAATCCCTTACTAAAAAACTTTTTCCTGTATCTCTTCTCCCAATTAAAACAATAACCGGTCCCGATGCTTCATTCGCTTTAAAAGATATATTTTTCATATCGAATTTTTTTAATTCTAAATTCATTATTATATCATTATTTAATATTTTATATATAAATTACGCACAAATCCAGTTAAAATTAATAATTTCTTTTATCTATAACTAGTAATGTTTCAAATTTACTATAAAAAAAATGATAATTCGGCATTATTTAAGGAATTTGATTTAAATAACATCAAGAAGATTCAAAATTATATTCCCTTATATGGAAAATTTTTCAATTTACAGGAAACAAATTACAAAAATATTAATTTAAATCAACCTTGTCATATTACCAGCTTAGAAAAAACAGAACAGAAAAATACATATAATTGCAAGGTTGAATCCGGTGAAACCACAGAGAGCGCGAAGGCTTTTTTTAAATTTTCACCACTAATCGACCCAATTAAATTTATGACAGGAAAATATGAGAATTTGACAGTAGATATGAAAATGGCATTGCCAAAATTATCTCAAAATAAATGCCACTCTAAAGTACTTGATTCTAATAATTCTGCTTATGTAGACGGTTTTTTTACTTATTTGACTAGTAATATTTTACATAAACATAAATTTATTCATGGATTGGATTTTTTTGGTTCCTTCCTTGGGATTCAGGAAAATTTTAACATTAATATTTTTGATGATTTGGAATATTTAAATGATAGCAAATATTTTCATAAGCATAAAGGTGAATTATTTGATATTGAAGCCATTGATAAAGAAATGTTTTTTGACGGTGATACTAGAAATTATAAAAAAAAGTTGCGAATTGATAAAAACATTAGTAACAAATCAGTATACTCTTTAAACGGAGAGAATTTTGATAATTTATTTATTACAACCGATACTGTAAACACACCAGTTAAATTAACAGAAGCTTTGGTATTTGAATTTAATCAGCGAAATAATGAGAATATCAAAAATAGTAGTAGAAAAAGCGAGTCAACCTGTTCATCTCGATCATCGCATACATCTACTGGATCTGACGAAGATATTGAGGAAAATTCATCAAAAGAGGAGGAAGAATCGCTATCATCATTAAGTAGCATGGATTCTGATATTATTTGTAACGCAGTTATAAAAGATTTCCCAGTTCAGATTATTTGTTTAGAAAAGATGGAAGCTACACTTGATTCATTGTTGGGCGAAGAATTATCCGATAACGAATGGAGATCGTGTCTATTCCAAATTATAATGACACTTATTGCATATCAAAAGATGTTTAATTTTACGCATAATGATCTTCATACCAATAATATTATGTTTAATAAAACCGACAAGCAATTTCTTTACTATAGATACAATAAAGTATATTATAAAGTACCTACATTTGGCAGACTATTCAAAATTATAGATTTTGGAAGGGCCATTTACTCTTTCAATAGTAAACTTATTTGTAGTGATAGTTTTCATCCCAAAGGTGATGCAGCTACCCAATATAACTGTCAACCGTACATGAATGAAAAGAAGCCTAGATTAGACCCTAATCTCTCATTCGATTTATGTAGATTGGGTTGCGCCTTGTATGACTTTTTTATTGATGATATTGATGATGTGAAAACCGGTGGGGACCCAATTGCAGCATTAATAACTGAATGGTGCTGCGATGATAAAGGAAGAAATATTTTATATAAAAAATGCGGTGAAGAAAGATATCCAGATTTTAAATTATATAAGATGATTGCCAGATCTGTTCATAATCATACACCTGAAAAACAGGTATCAAAACCAGTGTTCACACCATTCATTTCAAACAGGAAGAAATGTGGGAAGAAAAAATTTATGGATATTGATACCCTACCAGTTTATGTATAATTTTCTTATTGATATATATCATATGAATAAGAAAACTAAAGGATATATATTTATAATAATATCAATATTGTGTGTTGTCGGAATGGCTTTTATATCATTTACTTTAAAAAATAATGCTAGAAAAGCTAAAAAAAAAGAACCGTGGACATTTTTAGAATTTCTGAATAATGGCGAAACTATAACATATAAAACAATATTTGTAGGAGTTTCATATGGTATAATAATTGGATTGGTTGATGTGTTGGGTATATGGTATGTATTAAAATATTTAAAAGTATTCATGCCCAAAGGCGATTTATTAGACGCGGGTATAGCGGAGGTTTACGCAAGTGTATTGGCTGTAATATTTGGTACATTTGTTAGTCACGCTATTAAAACAGTCGTCCCGCCTGACAATACTATACCTATATGGTCAGATGCATTGGGTGTTTTAATAGGGTGTTTAATAACTTTGACTATTATGACTAGAACATATTAAAAATCAGGACTATTCGTAAATACCACGGGAACACTTGTAATATTTCTAATGGGTTCAATTTGTGAGTACACAAATATACCAGATACAAAACTAATGTAAACCACTAAAGTATCGCGCATTAATTTTTTAAGTGGTACAGTCTCTTTAATGATGAATCTCATTTCGATAAATCGAAAAAGTAAATAAACACAGCTGACAATGATTCCTTGAATAAACATATTGTTGTCCATTATATTTAATCATAAATAATAGATTTGGGATTTTTCCGCGCTTAACTTAAAATTTCAACTCCTGTGAGGATTGGATTATTATCAATATTCAACTTACCATCCAATACCTGAATATCTAATGCATCTAATTTTGGAGAATTATTGAATATTTTAATTTTTTCTAGATCGAAATCATCATCATCGTCATCCGCTTCCTCTAATTTTCTTTGTTCATTTCGCTCATTACTAATTTTCTCCAATCTTTCAAGAGTTTTAGGTGCTGAAACGAGTGCGCTGCTACTCGGCATTATTTTAGTGGGAGATTCTTTTGTATCGTAATTCATAATACTATCATTATTGCTAAAACTAATTGATGTTTTGGGGGATGTCACTATTTCTGTTGTAATTGGAATTGCCTTTAAGACTGGCGGAGGTAGAGTTGTCATTTTAAGTGAGGCTGGAACCATATTGGTGATTCCCACAGATTCATCATCTTTTTTGATGAGTTCTACAGATTCTTCGGGTGTATTTATTATAACTAGTGAATCGGTATTATTTGGTATTTCGTCAGTTTTGACAATAATTGCCGTTTCTGTCTCTTTAACGGGTTTATCTTCCTCGGGTTTATCTTCCAATTTTTTTTCATATTCCAATTTTTCAGCCTCGGCTTTAATTTCTTCTTCCGTTTTTTCAACTGTTTCCTCTACAATTTCTTCTTCTTCAGTTTCATCAATATATGCCCGCAAAATTTTTTCTATTGGCATGTTATCTGATATAACTTTTAAAATGCACTCGCGAATTATGATCTCACACTCGCGCATGTTTTTCTGTTGTTGAAGGGGCATTATATGTTTTTCAAACAAGTAAACATTCTTATAGAGTTTCCTAGCACATTCAATATAAACTTTGTGTACAAAGTCCGGTAATTTTGGAATATCGATATCAATCTTTTTCTGCTTACTAGATACTCTGATACTTGTCAAAATTTTTAGCTGAGTGATATGTACACAAGTAAGGATATCTTCAAGATATCCGCATTTACTTGTTTTAAGAATTCTACCAGTTTCCACATTAATAATTTCCTGATTCCATTTGGGAACTCTGGTCAAAAAGTTTTGAAATGTCATTAAATATTTTGTATTTTCTTCATTTTTGATACATAAATTATATGCTTCTTTAAAAATAGAACTAAAGCCTTCTATTACAAGCGGTGTTAGAATATTCAATAATCTAGATGAATATTCGTTTCTTGCTTCGGAAAGGACATTCGTATTAAAATCATCCATTTTACATTTCTTTTATATTTTCTAAATCTGTTTCCGGACGCAAAAATGCGATTGTTAATATATAAAAAATAAATAGCTTTTCATTTCTAAACTCTCTCCGAATTTTATCGAAGTGCATTAATAATCCATACTTTTTGATATCATTAATTTTGTTCGTCGATTCAACCACTTTCATTATATCTAAACCTGAATATCCCTTTTCATATATTTTTTCTGTAAATGTATAACAGTTTTCAACATTGTTATAATTTTTTTTTTGATTTATTGCTTTTATTAGCCATAAATTTCTTTGCGTAATTATCTTTTCAAAAGTGGCATTGAATGTTCGTTTTTTATATTCATGGAGACTCATTTGTTTATCTTGAATTATAGGTATTGGAACATGTATATTGCAAAAGCGTGAAATAATCGGTTTTAATAATTTATTATGTTGATCAATTACAATAAAAAATCGCGTAGTATGACTGAATTGTTCAATGCATCTTCTTAAAGCAGATTGTGCATCAATTGTTAATTTATCAGCATTAAATAATATTACGCTTTTGAAAATATTTCCTTTTTTATGATGTATATTTGTTTTCGCGAAAAATTTTAATTCATCTCTAATAAAACGAATTCCTTTACCGTGGGCACAATTTATATACATAACATATTTATTACAACTCTCAACTGAGGAATAAATATTTTTGATAAAATATTCCAATAATCCTCGTTTACCTGCTCCCGAAGGTCCGTGAAAAACAATATGGGGTATCTTTTTTGATTTAATAAAATATAACAGTTTTGTTTTAATGTTTTTATGAATATCCATTTATAAATATTCATAAAATCTTTTTATATTAAAATTATGCGACACTATTCAAAGGTTTTGTAAAAGGATTATTATCAAACGCAGTCAATATATCTGGTTGATTTCTTGTACATTCGATAGTAGCCCCCCTTATATTTCTACCACCCATCTCACCATAAGTTGCAATGTTCCCACTTTCTTTTGGCATATTAGCTGGTCCAGATGACGGGTTAATAGATCCATGTTTTCTTATTTGTATATTTTGATCACCATTAAATAAAGGCTCGCATCCGGGATTAATTTGCGTCGTAAGTAACTTTTCTTTGTTTGGATTCAAGTGAGCATTATATGCTGCATTATAAACTGGACCGTTGGGTGTACCGTAATGCGATCCACTCGAATTTCCAGTATAGGCGCATTCGGTAGTTGATCGATTTTGCGATTTAAGCTGAAATTCTTTGGTAGCATATCCCCCGTCATGTTTGTAAAAGGGTTGAGCAATATCGTGAGTTTCGGAGGTCTGTTCGCGGATGGTTGTTTTTGTTCTATCTGCAGGATTCCAAACCCTAGCTTGTGCAACTCCATTCATACCACTTGCATTACCATTTGGTCTTAGATTACCGACAACATTTTCTTTTCTCGATGGTCTGAGAACATCCATTAAAGGAGCAATTACGGCTTTCATCCAACCATTAACTATACCAAATTCAGTAGGTTGTCTAGTAGTAGTTCTTGAATTCGGATATGATTTATATCCTGCCTTGCCATAATTTTCTTTCAAATTTTTCCATCCTGTTTGGTAACTCATGTTGTGAGCTTGACCCGGATGTTTAATCGGTGCGGCCAATTCAGGTCTAGTACTGCGTCGATAGTTTTCTTCGACTCTGCCACCCGTACTTGCACCGCCTTGATTAGCAGTACTGGATCCAAAGTATTCTCTAGTTGTAAAGGGTCTGTTTTCAGCTTGCAGTGGTTCTTCTGCTCGAGATCTTTGTGCCTTTTCTTGACCTCCAGTAGTAAACCATCTGTCTGGAGTATTTAAATAAAAGGTATCTGGCTTATATTTTTCAATTTTACCTTCAATGCCTCTATTTTTAATAACCGAATTTGCAGGACCTTCATGATTTCCTAAACCAAATGTAATTTTGGGGTTTGTCTTGGTTCTAAGTTGATCAACCGTTTTATCAACCCAAATATCACGAGCTTCCATGCCTGCGTTAAATCCATCCGAACCTTCAGTCGTATATCCTTTATTAAGACCCGGTCCGACGCGAATTTCTTCCCAAGGTTTTGTATTAGACATATTACGCGAAGGGTTCATTCTAGATTGAATAAAATCAGAAGTACTTGGTGTACCGTGTGCATAATGAAGATTTTCGTGTGGTGCAAATAGAGGGGCCTGCTCTTTTTTATGTATAATTTGGGACCCAGAACCACTATAGCTATCCAAAATACTTTCATTTCCTCCAAATTTAGTGGTTCGTTGCGTAACGTTTGACCCAAAAAAAGGAACCATGTTATTGAATTTTATATCTTTTTTTTGGACGGATTCTCCAGACAAAGATTTAAATAACATTGCATTCGTTGGATCGCCTCCCGCCTCAACTTTTTTCTCATAAACATCCTGTTTATAATATCTATCTGTTGCTGTATTTGGTGCGGGATAACTAGCAGGATTATCACCAACATCTGCAAATGTCTGAACCGGAAAATTTACAGGTGGTTTTGTTGGAACTCCTGTTCTAACATTCCCCATTTGTAATTTTCTTCTTTCTGGGCCTGACCTGTTTGTAAATTTTTCATGATTTTTGCCAGACTCTTTTTCCTTGTTTTGATTTGATAAAATATACATAGCTCCTAATCCTAACATTGGTATAGCAATTTCTACCATTATATATTAAACAATATATTTTCTTAAACAATAAATTAACTTCATTGATAATTTATTATTTTAAAGTTGCTTTTGGGTGTTTATTACCGGCATAAACCCCAATAGGCTGACCACGTTGCTTAACAACACACGGTATTTTATCTACAAAATAATCCTTTTCTAATATTCTCGTATTAAGATTGTTTTGAAAAGGTATGCACGTATTTTCTTGTGGATCCAGAAATAGTATATAGCGGTGATTTTGTTCTAAATCTTTATACATCCACGCAGGATGAGTAGCCCTAGACTGGTCTGTAACGGCTTTACTACAAGTGGGATATCTAACTCTCTTTGATTTTACAACACCTAAATTGGGATATTCATCTTTCGAACACCATTTTGATAATGGTCTAGTAATTCCTATTAAATCACTATCAATATCAATTGGGGCACCATCCGGAACTTTTCTTAGATTTGCCCCCCAACCTTGCATTCGAATTTGTGGATCTTCAAAAAAACACGGTTTGTTTCCCCAACCTGGTTTATTGAGCATGTATCGTCCTGGTCCAGTAGATTCTTCTAATATCTTCTTTGTTCTACATTCATCATAATTAAATCGAGTAAATGCCATTTAATATATAGAATATAAATATAATAAAAAATACACTAAAAAATGAAAGTATTATCGCTATGAAAATGGACCAATTGGTCTCTGAAATTTTTCAATGACTAAAGGTTTCGGCATTGTGGATTCTAAACGATTGAAAAATTTAACATTCCCCATACAATTCAATTCTGGTTTTACAGAAGGTTTTTGTTTAACTAAATTAGTAGAACCTATTCCAAATAAAGCACTTTCAATATCAGATGCGTTATTTGAAAGTATATTATTATTGTATCCATTTGTCATCATCGGCATATTAATACCGGCGCATGGAAATCTTGTATCTTTTGAGATAGATTTAAATTTCCATATATTTGTATCAAATTGTCTTTGAATACCTCTTTGCTCTTGGCAGTACCATCCCTTTGAATTTTTTAGACTAGTGTCGGTCATTAATATGTAATAAACTAATATTATTTTTTGTTTGATATAATCTTGTCTATCAACGCCGCCTTTTTTACTAAAATGTCATCTGATTTTTTGAATATTGATTGTAAAAGTGCGTGATTTTCATAAAAATATTCCCAAGAAAATAAAATCATGAAACTAATGGATTCATCTAGTCCGCTGAGAGCAGTTAATGTGTCATTTTCATGAAGGCATTTGATGATATCAGAATATTCGCCTAGTGTACTTTTATATAAATCATCAATTCGTTTATTAATTTTATCAGTATACTCTTTTAAATAGAAAGCTTCTAAAAGCTCTTTTCTGTAAACGGTATCATTTTGATCACGATAAGTTAGTTTTAATGAATAATTATACATTGACTATATTTATTCATTTGGTTTTAAGTATTTATTGAGCGTGTGAATGTCGTTCAAGATAATCTTGATCTCTGGTTAGTTCTCTTGATGGAAGTCCTCCGCGTATCCACCCATCTGCTGCCACGCCCTCAACAAGATTGTGCGGGTTTTGAATGGTAGCTTGCAATGTTGCCAAAAGAGGCGTGCTTGTGTATTTGCCAAAAGATGTTTCTGTAATGGTCTTGCAAGATTTAGTATCGTTAATCATAGCACCTTGTTGAAGTCTAGCCTCTAGTACTGGTCTAGCGGGTCCACGTCCCAAATAAGGAACCGTGCTAAATGGTCGTTGTTGAAGGCTAATT